TGCGAAGAAGATGCAGAACTTGTATGCGGAATTTAATACTGATACCACTCATCGTGGACCAAATTTTCAACGAATACGAAAATATGTTGCTCAGGCTATGGATATGGTATTTGATCGCTTAGAAACTAGATCATTATTTAAGACTTTGAAATTTTCATATCATCCTCAGATGATGGCAGATGCTGTTTCTAAATTTCGATCATCGTCAGGAATACGACCAGGATTCGCGATGAAATATGAGAGTGAGGGAGTAAAAGTTAGAGTGGGTGTAATAGGAAAGAAAATAGAACAATTTGAAACGGCGGCTCGTGGTTTTCACAGTTGGATAAAAGGTGTGGAGAATGGTATATACGATCATTTGGAAAATTATTGTGTAATTAAAATCAAACAAGAAGTCAAAATAGAATATTGTGCCACAGTTGAAGATTTGGAGGATTTACCAGGAAAAGCTCGAGAATTTTTTATACCTGGAATGAAGCACAATATGTTAAGTCATATCATGATGGATCGTCGTTTTAAGTTGGAACGAGGAAATTGCATAAATATAGGTCGAAGATGGTGGTATGGTGGGGCATATGAATTAGCATTATACTTGAATTATGATGTTCCAGATATTCAATGGCATGAAGGAGATTTTCGAAAGTTTGATAAACATATTGTTGATTGGTTGTTGAAATTATATATAGCATCTACTAGATTATATTATGATGTAGGAAACATGAGTGATAAAGAGAGAAGGGTTTTCAATTTTCTGATGAAGACCTTAATGTATAACATATCCACGAAAATAACCTGTCATATTGGTGATTTTTGGCGAATTATGCGCGGAATAATGTATTCGGGAGGGAAAGAGACTTCGCATGGTGATTCATGGATTGTTCTCCTCGTTTTTTGTTTGTACTTATGTTATATGATGGACGAATATGAAGGTTACCGCGAGATAATAGCAGAGGCGATAGCAGGTAAATTGATACAAATAGCCGTTTATGGTGATGATCATTTTTGGTGCAGTCCTAAGTGGTTACCTTTTTTGAATGAGGCATCGTTTGATAAATTTGTTCGTCAATTTATGGGAATGGAAATACGGGATATTAAAACTCATAATAATTATTTGTCGGAATATGATGCGGAAACAGGGGAATTGACTCGAGCTGGACCTAAATTTTTGAAGCGGTATTTTATCAAAGGTTGGGAAGGTGTGGCTAAGGTACTACCGTTTAAGCCGTATCATGAGACTGTAACGAAATTGATAATAACCGATGATGAACCAGGATTGTTAATTTTGTCGTGTATAGGACAGGCATGGGATACTATGGGGACGAACCCAGTCGCCTATGCGGCAGTAGCGCATGTATTTAAACGATTGATGCGTACGACAAATCAGACACCTCTGGAGTTATTCCAACAATATAAATCGCGACCTGATATGAAAGAGCGTATGCGTGGTTTAATTCGAAAAACAGGACTTACCGAGGAACAGGCGTTACAATATTTTCCTCGTTATGTGGATATGCATGCTCGACATGAGTATATACCAGAGCGGGTAGATTTTCGAGTTCGACCAGAAGACTATGAACCTTTGATCTGGGATTAATTGTTATAATACAATAAGGGCACTAGGAC